TTCTCTGCAACGATTACCTTTGGTTTGATTTCTTTTGCAATACGAATGAATTCCAAAAATAGATCTTCAATTGCTTCAACTGTCTTTCCATCAGAATACTTTTTGATTCCCTCTTGAACTTCAACGTCACCGTCTTCAACGATATTTCCATCATCGTCAAAATAAGACTTTCTGGTATCAGTCACATAACCAGCCCAACCTTTTTCTCTCTTACCCGCGACGGAAAATGCAGAGCATGGGGGTGATCCATCAAGTATGTCAAGTTCACCAGACTTGAGTCCAGCCACATCAAGAAAATCTTTCGCAGTCAATTTTTTGATATCGCCAGGAATAATCTTGGTATCTGGAAAGTTTGTTGAGTATGTCTTGATCGCTTCTTCCACGAATTCATTGATCGCAATGATATTACCACCAGCAAGACGATATCCTGTCGATGAACCGCCACCACCAGCAAATGTAGAAATCACATTGAATAGTTTACGAGCGGAAGATTTCTTTACATCATCAACGGTATATTTTTGATACATCGCGACATCCTATGATAAAAAACAATCATAACATGATTTAGTCTATTTGTCTAGAACTATCTATCACTTTATTCCAATAAGTCTCATCGTCTTCAACTTTTCTAGCTATTGAATATAGTTTCTGGACATAGTCAATATGTGGGTCTTCACCATAAACATTGATTAGTCTATCTCTCAACCAGAAGAGAAACTCACTATCTTTCATATCATGCTTCTCCCAATAACTCCAATCACTATACAGCATTTCGCGTCATTTTGATTCGCATCTTGCGTTCTTTTTCTCTAGCCATCATCAAAGTAGTCTTACCAACTCTTTCGGTATAACAAATTCCGTCAAGATGATCATTCTCATGTTGAATGCATCGTGCAGTCAATCCCGTGAACTTGTCTTCTTTCCATTCACCATTGACATGCTGATACTTGATTCTGATTTCTTGTGGGCGAGAAACTCTAAAGAAAAGTCTCTTGAATGACAAGCAGCCTTCAAGATGATTGTCTTCTCTCTTGGAGCACTCAATGATTTCTGGATTGAAGAATACTTGCTTGTTCGTATTGTCATATCCTACGACAAACACACGATATAGTAGACCAACTTGAGGTGCAGCCAATCCGAGTCCACTATTCGCAAACATGGTTTCAAACAATGATGATGCAAGATGAATAGGATCAATAGGTAAATTGGCAAAATCAAATGGCTTGCATACTTGCTTGAGAACAGGATCTGTAGATTTTACAAGATCATAGATTTCATACGGACGAATTGTTTGTGTCGCCGTATTGATTTTTATCATACCATTTTCAATCATTTCATTATCCTTGAAAAATTATTTACCTTTTCAAATTTGATTACTGATCTGAATTTATCGAACAAGATATCCGACTTGTGAGATATGACGAATACATTTGTATCCGTGCTAATGGAATTCAGAATCTTCAATAGTTCTTCAGTACCATTTGAATCCAGAGAACTATCAAAGATTTCATCCAGAACGAGAAGATTCGTGCTGACACTATTCTTCATTTTTGCTATCGCGCGCCATGTGAATAGTAGAGACAAATCAATCTTTTGTTTTTCACCCTCGGAAAAATTCTCATATGAGAATTCATCACGATGACGACTCTTGATCACCTCTTCAAAGTTCTCATTTATATTGAAATTGACATAGAACTCCATGCTTGTCAAATATTTGTTGATCAACTTGTTCATGATCGGCAAATATTGCTTGATGATCTTGGTCTTGATTCCAGTATCCTTCAAAAGAATTGCAACTTGCTCATGATGATGCTTGTCGTTGACAACTTTCTTTTCTTCTTCTTCAAGATCGGTCAGTTGTTTTTCAAGATTTTTTAGATCATCTGTATGAGCAGTATCACTTGTTCTATTCGTCTCAATACCCTGCTTGTCCTTTGTCAAGCGAGTAATATATCCACGAACAGCATTGATCGTAGCATTCTTTTTTTGATATTCAATATTTACATTAGCCATCTTTTTTGCGATGACTTGTATCTCGGATATTCTGGTATTGATCTTTTCTATTTGAATTCCAAGATCATTTAGACCAGTATTGTATTCTTGTATCTTCTTATTATACAACTCAATTTGTTGACTCTTGAATTCTTCTTCAATTGATTGACGACATGTCGGACAATTATCATTCTCGCGATAGAAATCTATTTCGGTTTGAGCCTTGGATACATTGTCTTCAATCTTGACAGTAAGATTGTTCAACTTGGCAAGCTTGTTATTTGTCTTCTTTTCGTCAAGAATGCTTTCGCTTAGTTCTTCAATCTCCTTTTGAAGATCTGTGCATTCATTAGTAAGGGTAATCAATTGAGTGTTTGAATTTGCAATATCGCGATTGATCTTTTCAATCTGAATGACATTTGTATTATCTATCTCGGCAATCAACTTCTTGGTTGATTCGATCTTAATCTTTGTCAATTCACGACGATGTGAAACATCGTTCATTGCATCCTTAAGTGTGACAAGTTTTTGTTTTAGAACAACATTCATGGAAGAAAAGATTTGGATATCCAACAAGTCTTCAATGATTGCACGACGATCCGATGCAGACAATTGCATGAATGGAACAAATGTAGAAGAACCAAGAACGACAATCTGAGTAAATGATTTGTAGTTCATTTTGAGAATAAACTTCTCCAAATACTCTTGATAGTCTCTGGAAGATGCATCTTGATTGACTAGCTGATCATCGCAATAGATTTCAAATCTACCTGGCTTCATACCACGAAGTATCTTGTATGACTTCTTGCCAATCTTGAACTCTATCTCAACAACACAGTCCTTTTCATTGACGCTATTCAGCAAACCAGGTTTATTGATACCACGAAATGGCTTACCAAATAGAGAGAAAGTCAACGCATCCAAGAGTGTTGACTTTCCGCTACCATTGTTACCCACAATCAATGTTGTGGACGACTTGTTTAGTTTGATCTCGGTGAAATCATTTCCCGTAGATAAAAAATTGGCCCATCTAATAGATGTAAATTCAATCATGCTTTTTCCAAATTTACTGCTTCAAGATATAGTTCTCTAAGAATTGACTTTAGCTTGTCTGAAGATTCCATTTGAAGACCATCAATATACTTGTCTAGAATGGTCATCGTATCTTCACCTTCATTTATTATATCGTCATCTACCCCATTTGTCAATTCGGAAAAGTCTTCCACGATGCTTATATCAAGAGGTGAAGCATCGGTCAATTTTTGCATGAATCGTTCAAAGAGAAATGGATTTGTCTTGTTCATGACCAAAATCTTCACATATGTTCCTGCATATTGTGAAAAGTCTATCGCCTTGAGTTTGTCAAAGTCCAAATCATTCTTGTCATCATATGAAATCTTGTAGAACATCTGATATGGATTTTCTACAAATGTAAGTTCACGGGTTACAGTATCAAAGACATGGAATCCGCGTTTGTCGCCATAATCAGCCCATGTCATCTGATACTGATTGCCGAGATATGTGATGTGTCCATCTGAAGACTTGTGATGAAAGTGACCAGATAATACAGTTTCAAACTTGTCAAATATGGATCGGTTCATGCCATCATGACATATGTTACCACGATCCATTTCAAATCCTGCAATTTCAAGATGACCAAATGCAACATGTGCCTTACTTGACTTGATGTGTTCAACTGTTCTTTGATGATTCTCGAAATTGATCCAAGGTAATAGACAGATATCAAATCCATCAACTGAGATGTCTTTTGGTTCTTTGTAGACTTGGATGAATTCGTTTTGCTCAAATAGCTCTTCAATCGCATTGATGTCATTTGTGTTCTTGTATGGTACATCATGATTTCCGACCAAGACATGCATCTTGATACCCATGTCTTTCATGCGACCAAAGAACTTGTTTCTCCAACGATTGAGAATAACATAGTTTATGAACTTGCGACGATCAACAATATCACCAAGATGAAATACAGTTGTGATATTGTTCTCTTTCAAATATGGAAAGAAAATATTATCCCAAAAACGAAAAAAATAATCATCAAACGCAAGAGAGTCGTTTCTTGCGCCAGCATGAGTATCGTTGATGATGGCAATCTTCACTTGGATGCTCTTTTGAATGGCGCAACATTTCTATTTGCTTTGGAATATTCTGCATCATACTTGACGATTTTTTCATCAATCAAGTCACGCATTCTTGCCAAGCGTTGACGAAATGGTTGACGACGCCATACATCTTGATTTGAATCCATCATGTTCTTGATAAGATATTCAATTGAAGCTGGTAGTGGCTCCTGTTCAGCCATTGGTATCTCCTTCGTAAAACTTTTCTATTCCTACTTTTTTGCTTGTTTTTTCTTTTTTTACTTTTCTTGTTTGTTCAAAGTTCTCTATGAACTCTGCCATGTTGTCATAGATTTCTTGACCTTTAACGATATTAGATTTGAGTTCAGATCCCAATAATTCAAGATCCTCACCAGTAATTTCATCAAATATTCTTGAGTTCTCCAAAGACTTGTACTTTACATATTGTTGTTTCTTCTCTTTAGAGATCCTACGAATGAAAGCATAATACACTATTTGCGTAAAATATGCAAAGGGATTCTTAGATTTCTTTGGATCAAAATTCTCAAAATACATGAGACAATTTTCAATCGCATCAGCTATCATTTCATCGCGATACGAATAGTTTGCAAAATTTGGACGATATGATAGATGTTCCGCGATTTTCATGAAACACTCACCAATATAGTTCGGTATGGGGGGTTTGTTTTCCTTGTTTCGCTTTGCTCTTCGCACATCTTTTTGGTATTTTACCAAGACTGCTAGAAATTGATTATTGTCTATGTAGTGATTGGATGGGATTTTTTTCATGACGATTTCTCTTGACTTTCACTTGACAAAACGGTACATTTGTAATGTCTCCGTTCAATGCAGTAGTTTTCTATTATTGTTTAGTAGCTTCATGAGACTAGAATATGCATCGGTTGATTCTTCTTCCGATTCTTCATCAATCTCTTTGTTAGGCTTCAAACATTTTTTGTAGAATCCCTTGATTCTAGAAGATGTATCACAGATGATTAGCGTCTCATCTTTTGTTATGATGAATTTAGATGTATCCACAAAATCTAATGGTACCCATTCATGAAATGAAAGAGAAATACGACCATTGGGGTCTGCAAATTGACGCACGGCCATAGGCTTTTCAAGCGTGACGTTATTTCCCTTTATTGAAGTATTGGAGATAATGTCCGTACCATTCTTTAGCTTGATATACAGAATTTCCATGGTTATACCTTGAGTTCTATGTTATATAGTTTGTATTCAAAACGCTCTTCATTGTATATCTTCACTCTTTCGCGGAAATGCCGCAATGTAAAATTCTCATGTTTCTTGTATCTTAGATCATCGGCAATATCAAAAAGCACAGCTTTTTTCTTGTTGTCTCCGATACGCAATCCACGACCAATTGATTGAAGATTGCGAATACGACTCTTTGATGGAGATGCAAAGATGATGTTGTGTAAATTTCTCACGTTGATACCTTGGGAAAATGTTCCATATGATGCAACGATGATTGCATTGTTTTCTTTTTCAACAATTGCACGAATATCTTCTCTGGTTTCCGTTTCAGTTCCACCGTGAACAAAAAATACTTTTCTATCACCAGCTTTTTCTCCAATCAACTTGTGCAATCCTTTACCATGATTGTCCACATATTGGAAAAGAATAAGAGTATTTCCCTCCAGCGATAATACAAGATTGCGAATGAACTTGTTTCTTGCATCGCTTGTGACAAGATATTTCATCTCGTCAATATATTTTGCTTTCTTGAGAATACGAGAGATCTCTTCTGGATATTTTAGAACAAGACACTTGATCTCAAAGTCGGAGAGTTGTTTCTTGTCTATGAGTTCTTTGGTCGTTACTGTCTTGCGTACAGGACCAAATAGACCTTCAAGCACAAGCTTGTGGGTCTTTGTTCCGTCAAGTGTGCCAGTCATACCAATGCGAAGAGATGCATTGTCCAAATTTGTCATGATGGTTGCAAGAGACTTGGCTTTGAAATTGTGTGCCTCGTCTCCTATGACCCATTCATAATTGAAATAGTTTTTTGGAAGAGTGTACAAAGATTGCCAAGTTGATATTGTCACAAGCTTGCTTGATGATTTCTCGCGACCAGAATAGATTCTATGAACATTGTCTTCAACACTCCATCCATTCTTTGATGAGTAATCTTGGAAATCGGTATATAGCTGTTCAACAAGAGAAGTTGTTGGAACGATGATCAATCCTTTTTTGTCTTGATCAGTCATATGGCGTGTGATAAGATATGCAATAAGTGATTTACCTGATGCTGTAGGAGATATCAACATTTGACGACGATTGCGAATGCAATATGCAAATGCTTCTATCTGGTAATCTCTTGCTTCAATATCCTTGTTATGACTTTGTATCTGTAGAGAATCAGCATATTCTTTTGCTTCAAGCAATGAAAAAGATGTTTTTTGTAGAACTTTGTCGTCATATACAAGATTGTATTCACGTTCTTCGACAAACGCTTGAAGATGAGACAACAAGCCATAATATATTTGCCTAGTTTGTTTATTATACAAATAAATTTTACCATTCCATAATTTATTTCTAAATGCTGGAGTAAATTGATATCCGGGAACCATAAATGAAAAATATTCTGAAAGCTCTGCTGAAGTGCTAGGCTCACAATCAATCTTTACATATGCCTCATTCACTTTATAAACTTTTATATCTATTTTTTCCATCTTTTAGATTTCAACCACGGTTTGACTAATTTTATTTTTTTACTAAGTTCTTCACTACGTTTTAGTGCGCTAATACTAAGTTTATTTTTTATTTCATTAGTCATTTCTATAAATATTTTACCTTTTTTATTATTCATATAACATTTTTTATTACAAAATTTTTTTTGTTTATATCTAGAATCTTTTACATTTTGTCTAGAAATAATTTTCTTGCATTGTTGACAGTGTCTTAGTTTTGTTTTACAATTATCAAAATGCCAACGAAGCATATTAGTTTCACCACCACTTACTCCGCATTTATTACATATAACAATTTTTGTATTTCTAGTGATAGCTTCTTCTCTAGCTATTTTTCTATCGTTTTCTGTCCAAAATTTACTTTTCATAGAAATTGTACTATTACAAATAGAGATAGTCTCTGGATTATTTTTCATCCATTCTCGCATTTCTAATAGAAATGTTTGAAAATCAAAATCGTCTTGATTTGTGTTGAATTTATCGCGATAAATATTATCTGACATAGCTGTGTCTCCGTAGTAAATGTCTATGACATAGAGTGGATGGAAGTTGGCGCTTCGCGATCCACATTTATTTAGTAAAGACACAATTTATACACCTTGAGTAAACTTCATAAATTCTATGGCATTTTTCAAGTTGAATGAACGCTGATGAATTTCCTTGATGATCTTTTCGCAACAATCAACGAAAAGTTCTGTATATGATAGCTTGTTCTTGACTTCTAAAACGTCGTCATCACCATCAATCATGGTACTAATGTCCGCGCGAAGATACTTTTCACGCATTGGTTCCCATCCAAGTTGATCCAGTTCTTCTGTACCATTGAGTTTGCCATCATAATATCTCCACTTCAACTTGGTCAATTTATTGAGATCAAATTTGAGTTTTTGTTCACGCATCTTCTGATGCTTGTATACTTCTATGTATTTTGCGTGTAGAGAAGATAGACGAATGGATTCGGTGCCCAATTCGGTGCTATCTATCTGTGAATCTTTCTTCCAAGATTCCATCAAATCATCTATATTCTTGATCATCATATAATTTCCCTGGGATTTAGTATGTTATACACTAAATCTCAGAGAATGTCAACATCAAAATAATTATATCGGAATGAAGCTGATGCAGTAAGAGTCATGGTTGCATCCATCGTGTAATCAAATGTAATAGCTGAAACTGAGATAGGAAAACAATCTCTGAAAGTTACACGAATGTTTGGTGTATTCTTGTTTGACATTATTGTCATTGTGGCGTCGGACACAGCACCACCATAGTCTTGATTGTCTTTTAGTAGACGACGATACTGATCAAAGTTTTTAGGAAAAGTAAGACCTGTTATCCAATTATGCATTTCTAGCCATGTACGAAGATCTTCGTCAACCATGAATGTAAGATCTAGAGGTTCGTATTGAACTTTATCACCGTGAACATAAAGATCTACAAATGGTGTATTGCGAACAATTTCGGACATTGATAATCCGGGAAGATTGAATATTTGACAAAAGTATGTCAAATTTGGCATTCTTGTGAATGTCAATTGATATTTTGTAGGTTGTAGAAGACTTGTATTTGTTGGTTGAGAATTTATTTTTGCCATATAATACCTCTATGATATTTATAAACAAAAAGAGGGGGAACCGAAGTTCCCCCTCAAGTTGCAGTATTGCTTTCTTCTTGTTCTTACGATCAGAGAAGGTTTGCAACCTTGAAGATACGGTAGTAGACGTTTGAACGATTTGCCAAACGACCAAGACCGGCTGTTGTACCTTCTGCAAATGGATTTGCGACCATTCCGTAACGTGTCTTGAATCCGATACGTGGCTGGAATGTGTCCTGTCCGATTGCACGAACCATCTGTAGAGGAACATATGGGCAATAGAACAAGCCAGCGTCATAAGGAGATGTACCCTTATAACCAACTGTTACGAGTTCTGATGTATTTGTTCCAACTGAAGTTGGTGAACCGTAGTATGGGTCAACGTAGACCTTTACACGATTGTGTAGTAGACCAGCAAATGTGTTGCCTGTGTCATCTACCTGTAGATCAGCCTGAAGTGCTGGGGTATACTGTAGAACGCCCGCCATTGCCATTGCGGAAGCAACGTCAGATGAGCATACTACGATGTTACCCTTACCACGACGGGTTGCACGAGCGATTGCATTTGCTTCGCGCTCGATCTGGAAGATAAGACCCTTGAACTTTTCAACTGACCAACGACCATTTGAGTCGGTGTCCAAGTCAAATGTACCAGCAGTTGTTGTGCCTGCGTTGCAGCCAAGAACAGCTGTTGAATAGATTGTAC